ATATGAATACAAAATTATCTATACCATTTCCATACGCACCTTCACTTTTTAGGTATCCTATAAAATTAACAGGCGTATCTTGTATCAAATAATCATCATATGTATTTGTATTATCAATATCATATGTAGCATTCCTAAATCCTAACATCCAACCAGCATTTTTATATAATATTCCATTATTATTAACATCAAAGTCAAGTGTAAAACTAAAATTCGGTGAATACCATAAATTTAATGGGTCGTATGGACATGGAACACCAACACCTTCAATCTGTGTATTGTTTGCTCGTATTATAAGTCTACTAGTTTGTTCATTAAGTTCAAAATGTAAAAATGCCAAATTTTGTTGAGTAGTATCATTACTTTGTAAATAATGGTTCATTTTTTCTACAAAGTCTGGTGCTGTATAGTTACCATTTGGTATAGTAATAGTTAAATTTTGTGGCGCTGGTGATGTTGCTACATTAGTTATTGTAATATTAAATGTATTATTATTAAGTTCACTTGAAAACATATACCATATAACGGGTATTTCTGCAGCAGTTAATTTCATAGAAACAACATTGTTAATAGGATTTGGAAAATTATATAGAAAATTGGTTGCCGATGTGGTTGAATAATTTTTTCTAAATAATGTATCAATATTAACTACGTATGTAGTAGTTTTTTTTCGTATAGAATTTATAACACCAGAGGGAAATTTATTAATAAAAATATCTTGTGGATTTACATCTTTAGTATTAATTATAAAATTATCATTGTTTTGTGTAACTTGTGGTTGCTGTAATACATCATAACGATGTTGATCTATAGTAATAGGAGTATCAAATTCAGGAACTGAATTTGTAAATTGGTTACCATAAATGGTGTTATTATGTTCTTTTAATAATTTAAAATATGCTTTTTTAAAAAATGTTGTGAGTTTTGTTTTAGTAGATACTTCAAAATGAATATCACTTGAAATTTTATTTGTTACATTAATGTAAGCATCTTCTATAATTTGTTTAGTAATATCACTATTTATTGGTATTTTAAATAAATCATATAATTCATCAATACTATAATTTTGTATATTTAAATTTAAGGTATTTAAATTGTTAACTGATGTGGTATTTTCACTATCATCTATAGAAGAATTGGATAATGTGTCATTATTTATATAATGTATTAATTTATTCCTAACATTTTCAATAAAAGTAGTATATGCTTTGTCTTCAGTATTGTTATTATTATATGATTGAATAATTGTGTTAGAATTTATAATTATTTGGTCTTTACCAATAGGTTCTTGTAGATCTAATAAATCAATTAATTCGTTAATTGTATAATTTTGTATATTCAAGTCAATATTTTGTTTAGACATAATAGTATAATATATATTTATTATTTTAATTCTAAAGTAATAATATAACATATAATGAATAAACCAAATACATCTACAAGAACTTTAGATGGAGGTAATTCAACTACTAAAAATGAACAAACTATAACAAAATTAAAAAAGTTGTATACAAATATCGGAGCTCCATTGACAAAAATTATGAATCAGTATAGTAATAAACAATTTACTGAAGTAACTGAAAACATAAAAACCCCTGATTATACACAACTGAATACAAAGATATTTAATGCCAAATTAACAAGTTTACCAGATTTTGAAAAAGTTCGTGTAACATTAGTTGATATAATGCGTATGTTATCACAGGGATCTTTACAATATAAAGAAAAAATAGGTCTTAAACAGCAATTAGATGCAGCATTAGAAAGAGCAGGTATATTAGATGATATGGATTTATTACAAGAATTTATTAATAATTTAAACAAAGAGATAAGTTTATTTGGAAATGTAAATGTATCATTTACAACTCAAGCTACTATTGCCCCTGAATACGTCCAATATATTAATTTATATGGATATCCAGAAAATCATGTATTTAACCCAGAATTATTAGGACAAATTCTTAGCCAATTGAATTAAAAAATTGAAATATATTTTGTGTTGGATTACTTATGTAACCAAAAAACTTAAAATGTGTGCTTTGCAAGAAATAGATAATCCTCAATCAGTAAAATCGGTGTCTCCTTGTTATTTATCAACATTATCCGTTATGTCGTCAACTGGTTTATCAAATAGTAGCGATTCTGATGTGCCATCAGTTAATTCAAATATTTCTACCATCAACAATGTGATTACTCAAAATCCTCCAATACTTCTGCCACCACCTATGGGTCCATTAATGCGACAAATAGGCGAACATAAATGGAACTATGGTAAAGAAAAATTTAGGCGACTACACAATGTGTATAACATACTTAGAATATTGAAGTATGTTATAGTAAATCTAATGTTCTTATATAATGTGTTTATAATGAGAAAAATGACTAGTACCGAAGCAATGTTATATTGGGTGTATAATCCAATGTTGATATTTATAGCAATTTTATTTATGCAAAAAATCATGATATTTCATAAATATCCTAAAATATCCCATAATTCTTTTCAAAAATTGTCACATTATCCTGGATATTCATATGACTATGGGTTGTTAATTGCTGCTAAATATCCAATTAATGTCAGAGATATTTCATATGAGTATTGGATTGCTCATAATAAAACAACTGGTAATACTCATTATGTTACTATTAGTAATCACAATTATGATATTCCATATCTCTACGATGAGTAAATAAGGTAGAATTGTGTCGTTTAACTCATATAAGATTGTTAATGTAAAAATGTATACTTCAGAAAATTATAATTTTTTCATACAAAAATAGTATTTGAAATAAAATTGAAATATTATTTTGGCGTTAACATATAATTAATCAAACCTTAACTAAAAATCCCAATAACCTTATTGTTTTACGATAATCGCCCCATCCAATAACTCTAATAACATATCTTCTAATACTATATATATATATATATATATTTACTATTAGATAATATGGAACTTCCTGCGAACAGTGGTGCTGGTACTGGTGGTCCTCCTCAAAACACCATAATTCATACATCTGAAGAAAAGGATTACGACGAGTGTGCTGTATGTCTAGAGGATTTTGATGATACTTGTGTAATTAATGTAACGTGTGGATGTGGGTTTAGTATGTGCGTTGAATGTATAAAGGGGTATTTAATTCGTACAACTAAAGATCCTCATTGTATGAAATGTAATCGCGCATGGGATCGCGATTTTCAATACGCTAATTTATCACCAACGTGGATAAATGGAAAATATAGAACATATCGTAAGCAACTTTTATTGGAGCGCGAGAAGGCGCGATTGCCTGAAACTCAGATGCGTGTAGAAGCATACAAAAATATAAAAGTATATGATATTAGTATACAAAAACAAATATTAGAAGAGCAAACACTTTTGAGACAACTAGAATTATGTAGACAAACAAAGCGTCTTTTAATCCAACAAAAAAAAACCATACAACGTGGGGGAAATGTGGGAGAAGTAGTAGATAAAAAGAAATTTCTTCGTAAATGTCCAAATGAGGAATGTCGTGGGTTCTTATCATCGGGATATAAGTGTAAATTATGTGACACGATTGTATGTTCAAAATGTCTTGTAATAAAGGAAAAAACTTCAACAGAGGAACATGTGTGTAACCCAGATGATGTAAAAACAACTGAAGCAATTAAGAAGGAAACACGTCCCTGTCCTAAGTGTGCTGTTCGAATTTTTAAAATATCTGGTTGTGATCAAATGTGGTGTACCCAATGTAATATAGCTTTTTCATGGAAGTCTGGGCGAGAGGTTGGTGGGACTGTTCATAATCCCCATTATTATGAATGGATGCGAACACAAAACTTATCTGGAATTCGCAATCCAGGTGAAATTGTGTGTGGAGGATTACCTGAGTATCATTATGTAGCACGAGTTGTCCAATGTTATAAAAAAAATATATCTGACGCATATAGATATTTACTTCTAGTCACTTATCATCGTGGAACACAACACATTCTACATACTCTAATAAACCCATTACGAGAACGTATTAACAATGTGAATGATAATGCAGATCTACGTATGCGATATTTAATGAACGAGATAGATGAAAAATCCTTTATAAGCATATTATCTCGTCGTGATAATATCCGACAAAAGAATGTAGCAATGCTACGAATATTTGAAACATATAACACATTAATGATAGAACTTTTTAATAATTTTATGGCATTATGTGGTACTATATTTGAGGGTTCTGCTAACAGACCAAAATGGTCACAAGAACACAAAAAAGCATTAGAAGAACTAGTAACAATACCAAAGGAAATTCGTAAATATTGTAATGGGGAATTAAAAAAGATTAGTAAAAATTACAATATGAAGGTTCATATAATCACAAGAGATTTTTCAACAAATGCTAAGATGGTAAAATATTAATAGGTAAAATAACATCATATTAAAATAATAATATTCAAATAGCAAAGAGTTTACTAAGAAACTTATGTATAAAATTTTTTTTATCTATAAGTTTCGATTGTGGTACAGATGTAATACCTTGACCTCGTTTTAGATGTGAATATCCTCTAAAAACCATATCTTCAAAAACCTTTAAATATGTAAGGTCTATTTCACTCATATCATTGCGGTCTATACGGCGTCGTCCGATATAACAATACCTATTATAATTTTGATCACTATATATACGATGTCGTCGTTTAAAATTAATTTTGTTTTTAATTAATCCAATTCCCATAATTTTTCCAGGTGCATCTGGTTGTCCTTTTGAAATATTCAACATTTCCAGAACAAACATATCTACTTTTAGTGGTATATTAACAGAAATTGGTTTTGGAACTCCATAAATACATCCGTTAAAATCGCATTTATCTCTGTATGTGCGATTTTCCTCAAATGTTTTGTGATTAAATCGTGTAGTAGTAACGTAATACGTAGTATCTAAATATTTAAACATTATGTTATGATATGTCTTTTCTCCATATGTGTTTTCAATTTTAAATAGGACCAAATGCTTTATTTGGTGAACTATTGATAGAAATAAAATTATGAATAATAAATCCTTCTAAGATAATAAATGAAACAGCTACGATAGTTGAAATAATCATTCTATAATAATGTTCATGTTTATAATATAATAATGCAAATTTCTCTACATAATATGATACGTTTTCAATAGTTGATGTAGCAACTCTGGACGTAGATAACTTGTTATCAATCTTCGAAGAAAACCCAGAAACTAGAAAAGGTACTGGGTTCAAAGTTATAATTTGTATAAAATGTACTATTTTGTTAATTATATATGGAATGGTTTTCGTAGGTAATATCCATGTAATAATAGTCATAAAAATCATAGATAAATAAATAGATATATTAGAGCGTTGATTTTTGATTTTTTCATGAATACCATGTATAAAAATTCCCGATAAAGCTACAACACTTATTAAATTGTAGGATATATATTTCCAAATAGTATTAGGATCAATATTGTAAATATTTGAAAAGTAAGATGGATATGTAATAGCGAATATATTGGCCACAATATCAACATTTGCAAAATACGTTAAGAACACTGAAAAAGGAGTGTATTTATATAAATAATATGGAACAATTATCATTACAATAATATAAATAACAAAAATTCCTAAATAATTTTTATATGTATTAGTCTCTGTGCCTTTGTGTATATATGGTCCAGCGGTTATATCATGTGTACCTGTAAATACATTAATATTTTTAGATTGCTCCATTATATATATATATATATATATATATACCACATAAAATCATTGTTTAAAATACTGGTATTTTTTTGTGTGCAATGAAAGTATTTGTAAAATTTCTGATTGCGTAAATTGAAAAAACTCAAAAATAGTAGTATCATTTATAATTTTTGGAAAACCTTGTATTTTTGTAATATCTGGAATGAGTTGAAATATATATTTTTCTAAATATTTCATACGATATCTTGTACTTTCAAACAAAAATAATGCTGTTTTTGTAGATAAAAAGGATTGGATATTTATTAAGTCTCTTTCATTATAACCATAAATAACATAATTGTCTCGATTGGATATTCCATATATCCCTGTATCGTCATAAAATGGGAATCCATACATTTTATGAGCAAGTATTAATTTCTTCTCTCCATAAAAAATACAGGGGACGTTGCTATACTCATAAATAAGTTGTGGAATGTGTTTTTTTTCACCAGTAAGGATACATGTTTTAACATTTGTATATGGAAACTCCATAGTTTTATGTGGTGATAGACAAATATGTTTATGAGGCATATTGGTTTTTTTTATATTAAATGTTCCTAAATAACAAAATTGTTTGATTTTTGAAATAATCGAACTTCCACAAAGAGGAATAGGTTCTCCAATGTTATATTTATATGGTTCATATGATCTGGTAAACTTATTGTAGAGAGAAACATAAAGGTCATTACTCATTTTTTCAAGAATAAAATAACAAGAAGGGGTTTGCGCTTTATGTTTGAATATCTGGTTTGTTTCGGTGTTGGTAAAGTTGTGAAGTTTATGAAGTTTGTATTGTGTAATAAAATGGTACATACGTAATTTATCTGGTTTCATCCAAATAGATGGTATAATCATAACAAGATATCCGTGTGGTAGTAATAAAGAACAACTATGTTTTACAAAATCAGTCCATATAGTGCGTCCATCCATTTTTTTATGCAATAGTTTATTAGTTGGAACTTTGATAGCACCATTGCAGTTATATGGAGGATTACCAATAATAATATCAAATACATAATCTTTTCCGAATGTTAAAAAATCGCAGTTATAAATATTGGCATTGGGTCCAAACATTTTTCGTAGAATACAATAATTACTTGGATTAATCTCAACCATAAAAATCATCTTGGAGAGAATATGCTGTTTCCGCTTCTCTCTACATTTTATAATATTTTGGAGTGAATTCATCAAAACTTTATAAATAACCATTGCAAAGTATCCACATCCGCATGCTGGGTCTAACCATTTTAAATTGGGATTTTCTAGAATATGTGATGGTATTAATGAAATCATATCTTGTATTAATGAAAAAGGTGTATTAACCTCTCCATATATTATTTTGTTTTCATTACTAACATTAAAATTTTGTTGAAATGTATGTAAATCAATAGTATCAATAAAGGAACAGCTTATATCAGTAATATTCATTATTAATTATGTGGGATATGTCATATAGAGAAAATAACCAGTCTATAAACACGAGTTTTACATACACATTCTCTCTATAAAGGTTTCCCCATACAGGTTCTTTACATATTATTTAACATAACATTATAGAATTTACAAGCCTGCTATATTTGCGTGGCATAAATTTGCGTTTGATTTTTGTAGATTTATATGATATTAATGCGTCATCAAATTTTTTAAAATATTTGATGTAGTCAGTAAAATCATAAAAATATGGACTTGTTATATTATTTATATAAGTATCATTAGATGAGGATGAATGGGATAAAATAACATTGGTTGCATATGATTTTATTGGAATAGATATGAAATATAAATAATAAAGTGGAGAGAAGCAAGTAATTAATTTATCTGACAGCATTTGAAAATTATATTTAATGTGCCGTTTATATTCTTTTTCTTGCAATATGGGTTCATCTAAAAATAGCGAATAATTGTATTCAGCACCAATAAAAGAAAAAATATGAAACATGACGTAGTCATCAAGTTTGTTCATTATATAATATATGTATTAAAATTTAACATTACATATGTAACTTTTATGGTTCATCATCGCATATTTCTTCATAAAATTGGGAATAAAACTCTTGAACCTTTTTTGAACTGCGTATTTTTTGTGGATTAAACGCAGTTAGATATAAATTATCGATTGTTTTAACGCGTGAAATCGCAACATATGTTTGCCCAGAAGCAAATATACCTCCTCCAATATCTATTTCGGCACAATCAAGTGTTGCTCCCTGTGATTTATGTATAGTAATTGCGTAGGCCAATATGAGAGGTATTTGCTTAAGTTCAAATCCTGGGATTGTTTCACTTTTCCATGAATGTGGAGTTATGGGTATTGTAACTCCATTTTTAAATTGAACTTCTGGAAATCCATTTATAAATTGTCGAACAATACCGGTGCTTCCATTTACGATACCAATATTAGCATCAAGATTAGCGATACACATAACTTGACATCCAACAGTTAACGAGATTTCTTTTTCAAACGAAGAATTGTTAATAATATATTTTTCATCTGTTTCTAATTGTTTTTTGGATGGTTTTTTGTAATTATGTTGAGACGTGATGGTAGTAGAAGGTTCATATGCCATATTATATACGAATGTATTACTTTCTCCATTTAATTTGGCGATTTCACCATTATTAATAATATCAACGTGTTTTCGTCGGGGATATAATTTAATAGGTTTAATAATAATACTGGGGCATGTAATGCCAACACGTTGTTTTAAAGCGCGGTATCCGTCTGGAAGTAATTTACCTTCCCGTATTTGGTTTAAAATAGATACATATGCATCATCTTTTTGTCTAAAAATAGTTTCCATAGGAATTTGGTAATCAAATGTTTCGTTCCAAAGCGTAGATTCAAAACAAAATGCTCCGCTGTCAGGGTCATTTATATTACCAACTGGTGGAAGTTGATAAAAGTCGCCACTAAAGATTAATTGTATGCCTCCAAATGGTTTGGCGTTTTTCCGTATTCTTTTACCAAGTTGGTCTAATAGGTCAAATAAACTTTTGGACAACATACTAATTTCATCTACAATTAGAATATCTGTAGTTTTCCACAACTTGGATTTATATTTATTCATAGATATGCGTGTAATAATTTTATGGTGTTCACCTTTTGCTAAACCAATACCAGCCCAACTATGTAATGTTTTTGCCTTACATTCTAATAAAATGGCTGCACATCCAGTCATAGCACAAACTTTTATACGTTTTCCCAGTTGCATTGCGTGGTCATGAATATATTTAATAAGAAATGATTTACCACATCCACCAGGTCCAGTCATAAAAATATTGCCTCCTTCACGATAATAATCAAAAATTTCCTGCTGTTCTTCTGATAATTCCATAATTATTATTATTCTCAATAATAATAGTTATTATTCAATTTTTTCCAAACAATCTTAAAACAATTACATTAATTAACTAATGGTAAAATCAATATGTTTTTTAACGATATTATCATCATATTTACTATATATCAACGCAAATGTAGTATTATATGAATATGCGCCGAATTCGCATATAGTCACCCCATATAATGGAATAATATTACGCGAAACGATACAATCTGCGTACTTTGCATATAAATATCACGGCAAAATCCAATTGCCATTAAATGCTCAACAGAGAGAATATCCAAAATCTACCCTTTTGTTTGGAAGTAATTTACACAAGGATTATATCGTAAGAGATACTCCTATAAAAATAGGTTCTATACAATATAATTCAACAGAAAGGCATATATTTCATTATGTATTAAATCTGGTAGTTAGTTTCAAAAATAATTTTGGGTTATTGATAACACATAATGGAGAGAATATAAAACAAAGTATTAATAATCGTCCAATATCAATATATGAATTTAGAGAATTCTCTCCAGGATATCATATAATAGATGTATATATATCATCAAATAAGATTGCTTGTAGTTGTCCATCTCGGGGAAATGGGTATATAAATTCTCGGTATTTTGTTGGTTGGGTAGAATCACATTCATATTCCTCGCCTCATATTATGGATAAATTAACTTGTAATACTGGAATAATACAATCATTAGTTATGGCGTATAATCGCAATTACCCCAACCCCCTTTCTATTTAACACATTTATGTTAGGTAATTTCTGTGGTTTAGACCGCATACTATCAATAAGGTAAGGTATATTATTAATATACCGAATACAATATGTATGACGTGTATTATATACAATATAACCCAATGTAGTGCTTGTGTGTGTTTTTATACGTTTGGATTTATAGAAATCATAATGTTCCATAGTGATATGAAATTTTTTTTGTGATAAAATATATCCAAATATATTATCTATTAGACCATTATTATAAAAAAAACATTTGTTTTTGGAACTTCCCCTTTCAAATTTGTTGATAACATCAAATTCATCACAATATTTGTTAAATTCTGGGAGGGTTATTAGTTTTCTTCCAATTAAATTATTTAATGCGTGACATCTGCAGTAACTTCTAACTTGTCGTTCATGATATATATTCATACTAGATGTTATGTAGAGAGAAGATATAAAACACAAATAAAATAATGCTTACATAGTTCAAAATAATATGTAAAAATCGAATGCTTTACTTATGTTTGCGTCGGTGGGTTTTGTTATTGTCTGTAAAGGATTCGCGTGCACATTCAACGATAGGTTTTAATAGTTCCCATCCAATTTGAACACTTTTTGATACACTATTTAGTATGTCGCTCCCTCCACTTTCATCACCTTCACCCTCCCTTCCACCACCTTTACCATTTATGAACGTATTGCTAGATGTAGAATTCATTAATTCACAAGGAACCATTTTAGCACAATAATTTATAGGAGGACATGGATTAGGACATGAATCTTTAGTATCAGTTAATTGGACTGTAGATGTAGGAACTGCTGTTGCTGTTTTTACAGCAGTGGATGTTGCTGTTGCTGTTTTTGCAGCAGTGGATGTTGCTGTTTTTGCTGCTGTGGATGCTGCGGTTGATGTTGCTGTTTTTGCAGCAGTGGATGTTGCTGTTGCTGTTTTTACAGCAGTGGATGTTGCTGTTGCTGTTTTTACAGCAGTGGATGCTGCGGTTGGTGTTGCTGCCGCTGCGCTGGATGATGTTGATTTCTTAGATTTTAATTTGGATGCCTTCCATTTTTGTTCTTGTTGTTGTCGCACCTTCCATTTTTGTTCTTGTTGTTTTCGCAATGCTGATAATACTTTTTTTTTTTGTTTTTTTTCTCTTACCTGTCTGCCTCTTACAAGACTTTGTATTTTAGTTGCTGCTTTTGCTTCTTGTTGTCTTTTTATTGCTGCAGCGGCAACTTTTGTTTTAGTTGCTGCTTTTGCTTCTTTTGCTGCTTTTGCTTTTTCTGTTGCTTCTTTTGCTTTTGCTTCTTCTTCTTTTTGTTTTTGTCTAGCTAAAAATGCTTTTGCCCTAGGGGATACTGGAGTAGCACCTGAGGCAGGCCCGACTTGCTTTCCCTCACCGCTTGTACCTTTTACTTGACGTGCTGGTCGTCTTTTTAACGTTCCAGGCTTGGTATGAAATTTACGTGGTTGAGATGGAGAAGAACCTTTTTTTGTAGTCACTATTTTTGAACCACTACCACTCCTTCTGGTTGTTTTTGTTCCACCTTTCATTTTGTTTCTTTTTAATGATTTATTTTTCAAATCTAATGCTCTGCGTCGCATTGTTATTCGTGTCCGTTTAACTTTATATTTTCCTTTTTTATCATGCTTTCGCGATTGTTTTTTACTTTTTTTTATTCTTATGGATCGTTTAGCTGATAATTTCATCTATATAGATATAATTAGAAATTTTATTATATAATTAGAAATTTTATTATATAATTATATTACACCGACCGATATTTAAAATGAAACAAAATCCACGAATGAATATGCTTTGTGGAGAGATGAAAATAAGCAATATTTAATCCCACAAAAAATAAACAAAAATATTTATTATATTTAACCTAAGTTATGATGAAAATATCCGATAAATTCCATATAAATAATATATAGATATTTATATGGATAAGATTTATAGCAAAGAGTTATCTAAAAAGAATGAATGGATATCAAATATTGATATGCTGGCTATAAAACAAATAGACAATAGCAACGACGCAACACCCGATTTATATAAAGATCCTGAATTGAAAATTGCTGTATCTAATGAATTAAAGCGTAGATATATAGTGGATATAAAGTATGCAATGAAAAAGATGAATTCAGAAGAACATAAAAAGTTTATTCGAGATGCTGGATTTAAAGTAGAAAAGGGAGATTATATTAAAAAGTTTTTGAAAATGTTAAACAACCAAAGTTATACTAAAGTAAAGAAATTGAATGAAAAACTTAAATTTTAACTCCTAAGAACCTAGCAATTTTTTGCCATAATGATTTGTTTTTATGTGCCTTACCGTTTTCTATTTCTTGAATAACTTTTATTGGTATTTGCAATTGATGTGAAAGTTGTTTTTGTGTAAATTTTTTAGCAGTTCTGCCTTGTTGTAATGTTTGTGATGTTTGTTTATCTATAACATCTATTGTTGTTGTTTCACTATGTTCTAGTTTCCGCATTTTATTAGATTGATAAAATCGTACTGTTTTTTTTGTTTCTCGTGGTCGTTTTTTAAAAATAATAGGTTCAATGTCGAAAGGAGATGAATTGCTCATAATATATTAATATTGTATAATATTTTTATGTATATTATATAAAATCTAAATATGGAAATAAATATTTCAAGTGAACATATAAACGAAAATAGTATAAATGACATATTGATTTTTTTAAAAACCAAATCAATTACAGCACAAGTATTTAAAACAAGTTCAATTGTAAAATATATTAATGAATATAAAGTAGAACATGGATTAAGAATAAATTTTTTTGATACATCTAAAGAAATATTTAAAGATATTGTATGGTCTTTTTTAAAAAAAAAATATAAATTAACTTGTGCATACGTTAAATATAGAGATGAGTATATGGGTTGTATTTTAAATTGGCCATCTGTTTTCACTAAAAACAATTGCAATGTCTGTGATTAAATTATAATATCATAGTATTTTATATAATATGAAATCTCTGATCGTTCCATTTCTTACAGGTGGAACAGTAGTTAGTATTGTAAATTATTTTTCAAAATCGGACAAACCAGAAATAGCAGCTATTCTCACCACATTTCCAATAGGATTATTGGCAATGTATTTTATAGATAAAAAGGAAAAATTACACGTTTTAGGAAAGAGTTTAATATGGACAAATATGGCGATTATTTTAACATATATTTGTATGGTTTTGATAATAGAATATGATATTCCAGTATTGAATGATAATATAATCATTGCTTCGTTTGTGTTATGGGTATTATTCGCAATGATTTTTTTTAGAATTGCTAAAAAAATAAATAGCTAGGTGTTCTATAAATAATATCTATGTCTTCTCTCTATAAATAGAAATAAATTGGTCAAAATATATGAAAAAAAGCATTAATTAAACATTTTTGTTTATAATAGTATGAAAATGTTTAAAATTAACCAAAAAAAGCACTAAATAGTGTGTAAAAGTATTCGAGCGTAAAAAAAGGCACTACGTATAATGTAAAAATCCCAGTAAAAGTATTCGAGCGTAAAAAAAGGCACTACGTATAATGTAAAAATCCCAGTAAAAGTATTCGAGCGTAAAAAAAAGCACTACATAGATAGATAATTAATAAATAAATAAATAGTTTAAAAGTATATAAATGTCATATTATAATAGATGGATGAAAGTGCCATATTAGAGTGCGTGTTAGATAATAATGAAACGAACACATTTTTCAAATTACAATCAAAAACGACCCAAAATAAAATAATAGAATTAGGAGTATATGTTTGGAAAAATAGTAATAATAAGTTAAAATCATTAAATAATGAAGAAGTAAATAAATGGAAATTAGAGTATGATGTAGAAAATGCATACAAAATCAAAGAGTATGAATGTAAGATTGAAGATATAAAACAAAGCAATATAGATAGAGAGAATAATTTACACATTACAAATCGTGAGTTATTGCAAAAGATCGAAGAACTAAAAAAATCTCATATCGAAGAGATACAATATACATGTAGACATCAGAAAAAAATATCGGAACATTCAAGTGAGATGACTATAAAAGCGTTGAATGAAGAAGTAAAAAATTTACAACAAAGTGTATCTTCTTTGTATGAAAAAAAGGGAACGGAATTGCAAACGCGAGAAGATTCGTTACGACAATATTATCAAACGCAATTGGAAAAGAGAGATGGCAAATTAATTGATTTTCAAAAACACGAAGATAAGTTGAGAGAATATTATCAAACACAATTGGATAAAAAGGAAGAGCAAATAACTTCTCTCCAATCTCAAAATATAAATATAATTAAGACAACACAAAATTCAGCAAATAAAGGGGATAGAGGGGAGTTTATATACAATGAGTATTTACGATCGTTCATCCCAGATATTGAGATCATAGAAAAAAATAAAACAAAAAAAAATTGTGATATAGAGGTGCGGAATGGAATGATATATAGTTTACATGAGGTAAAGTTTTATAAGAATTCGGTTGATTTGAATGAGATTAATAAACTACATAATGATATTCGGATAAATAAACCAGATTACGCAATATTGGCTAGTTTAACAAGTTCAATATCTTGTAAACCAAATTTTACAGTAGAAATAATAGAAGAGTGTTTGGTTATTTATTTATCAAATGTATTAGAGAGTCCAGAAAATATTCGTGTTGCGTGTATAATAGGAGATGTATTCTATAAGAATAAGATTTTAAATAATAATACAAAAATGGAAACATTAGAGATAGAAATAACAAAAATAAGGAATATGTTGAAGAGAAAATTTAATACAATGGAGAGAAACGCTCAATTAACAATAGATGCTATAAAAGATGCAAAGCAATTATATATCACAGACTTGATACCATTATTAAACGATGTATTTCAAAAACCACAAACTAAAAAGGTGAAACAAAAGAAGGTGAAACAAAAAAAGGCGAAGCAATTAATAAAAGTAAATACGGAAATACCTAACAATAATACAATTCTTTTAGAGCATAATAAATCATAATATAAGTTCACAGTTTATGAATATGGTAAGAAGTTTAAACAATGGTATTACTTCAATTATTATAAGAGCATTAAACGTCTTATAATAATATATAAAGTATATTCTTATGGTAAGGTCAGTATAAATGGATAATGACTAAAAAATATAAGAGCATAGTAAGTATTAAACATTAAAATATTAAAAATACTTATGGTAATGACAGTCTAAATGGTAAATGACTAATATGCTTGAGAGCATAGTAAGTATTAAACATTAAAATATTAAAAATTCTTATGGTAAGGACAGTCTAAATGGTAAATGACTAAAATGCTTGAAAGCATAATAAGTCTTAAACATTAAAATATAGAAAACTCTTATGGTAAGGACAGTCTAAATGGTAAATGACTAAAATGCTTGAGAGCATAGCAAGTCTCAAATCCTAAAATATAGAAAACGCTTATGGTAAGGACAGTCTAAATGGTAAATGACTAAAATAAATGAGAGCATAGCAAGTCTCAAATCCTAAAATATAGAAAACGCTTATGGTAAGGACAGTCTCACATAGAGCAGTACTTCTAAACATAATGCTACTCATTTCTTAATTAATTACTTTTTAAAAATTAAAATCTAAATAAATAATAATAAATAAAATACTCAACTTTGTTGATGTGCTTCGCACAGTATTTTATTTATTATTATTTATTTAGATTTTAATTTTTAAAAAGTAATTAATTAAGAAATGAGTAGCATTATGTTTAGAAGTACTGCTCTATGTGAGACTGTCCTTACCATAAGCGT